TAGTTGATTTTGTAAGAGTTGTAAATCATTTAGATATGTCAACGCAGGAAAGACAAGCATTAGGTAATGCTATTTTCCAACAAAGATTCCAAACTTACGGAGATACAATTACAAGTGTTTTCCAAACACCTAACGTAAATCCAGACAAAGTACTTAATGCATATGTTCAAGCAAACTTTGACTGGTATAAAGAACATCACGATATGGGCGGAGCATGGCGAACTGCTTCTAGTTTAGTTGTTGGAAACCGTTCAATGATAACTGCTTCATCAGGCGAAAGCATGGTTAAGTTAATGACTGGAGCATCAATTAAAAAATCGCTACCATCAATTATTCCTACACAAGGAACAGACACGTTCTTCCAAGTTAATCCAACTGCCAAATAAAAGGTTGACTTCTTAATCTAAAATAAGTATAGTGTAAGTAACGCTAATACACAGGAAGGAATTTATGTTGAAAGAAATATTGATCTCAGCGGCTAAGAAACATGCCGAAGCAGAAATTGATCTGCACAAAGCAAATATTGAAGTATACATGCAACAAGTCGTAGGCATCGGAGAGCATAGCGATATTATCGAAACTGTTCAAAAAGAGTTAGATAAAATGGCAACTGCACACGATAGACTTGAAATGCTTAACAAGTACTTCTAATGCTTAACTCACCTATTCTATTTCAAACTTACTTAAAAGTCTTTACACCAGATGAGTGTAAAGAAATAGAACGGTTGGCTAAACTAGGTCATAACCAAAGAGGTATGACTGGATTTCAAACAAAAGACCCTGCTCATGAAGAAACATTTAGTGGCATTCCAAATGCAGACATACGCAAAAGCGATCTTTGGTTCTTTAATGAACCTTGGGTATACGAACGTTTACAACAGATGTTCGTAACTGCTAATCAAGAATGTCAATGGGATTTACATGTTGATCAATTTGAAGATTGTCAATACACTGTATATCACGGGCATGAGCAGGGACACTACGATTGGCACTATGATGCCCATCCTTGGCCCTATGGAGATGATACTGACTTCCCGGGTAAGTTAAGAAAATTAAGTGCAACTATACTAATGAATGATCCAAACGAATACACAGGTGGAGAGTTTGAATTAGATGGCGGTATAGAACACAACGAACGCAAAACAGAAATTGTAAAACTAGGCGGAATTGGAGATATGGTTATCTTTAGTTCAACAGTTCCACACAGAGTTTTACCAGTTACAGAAGGTACAAGAAAAAGCATGGTAGTTTGGGCATTAGGGCCGAAGTACAAATAAATACAACCATGCGTTACACACTGCTGATATTCATCGCGATATTTCTTATATCTTGCACATTCAAATTGGACAACTGTAATGCTAAACCAACAGTAACCCAAAATAAAAATCCCCAAGCACCAAGCGATTCAGATGAAAAGAGTTTGATTGACGAAGTTGAACGTCATGTTAATCCAGGCGCTGAACTTACTTGTACATATTAAATTGGATTAAAAATCTGGTTGACAAAAAAGGTTTTACCATATATAGTTAAGTTATATATGAAACAAAAACTGCTCGTAGTTCAGCCGGATAGAACATTGGTTTGCGGAACCAAAGGTCGGAGGTTCGAGTCCTCCCGAGCAGGCCAAAAACTAACAAAAGGAATGTATGACAACTAAGACACTATTAACAATCGTAGCAAGTATAACAATATTATTTGTACTTCTTGTTACAACAGCAAGTGCTGATGAAACAGTAACACCTAAGAAGAAACCTGTTATTGTTGAAAAAATAAATAACTGGGTAATCAGCGAATGGACAGATATAGTAGAATACCAAAAAAATAGTTGGCAAGAAGGTAAAGAACAAACTACAAATAATTTTAACAAAATTAAAGCATTTGTGGTTGACAATACGACAAAAAGATAATATACTATAAAAAGTTAATAAGGAAAGCGAACAATGAATACGAAGTATACAAATAATTATGAATGGTGTGGTTGTGAACCACCCGGGGGTGTCTTGTAGGCAGTTGTTCAGCAATGAATTTTAGACCCCCGGAGTTATAATGCTTACGGGGGTTTTTTTATGGGTGTGGTGTAATGGTAACACAACTGATTCCAAACCAGTTAATGGGGGTTCGATTCCCTCCACCTATGCCAAATAGGGAACGAGTAAAAACGTGGTTAGGCCTGAGCCCCTACATATAAGATCAGGCGGGAATAGGAGGTGCCCTCTAGAAAGGCCTCCACTTTGTGGGCGTGGCGGAATGGTTACGCAGTGGATTGCAAATCCATGTATACAGGTTCGATTCCTGTCGTCCACTCCAATTTTTGGTTGACATCTGGTATTACCGATGTTATAATGTATATAAGTTAGTTAGGAGAATATGATGGCAAAAGATATATGGTTAATAAGTGATACACATTTTAATCACAGTAAGATCCTTGAATTTACACAAGGTGGTAGATCTATCAGACCTTTTTCTAACGTAGATGAAATGAATCAAACAATGTTAGATAACTGGGCAAACACTGTCAAACCGCAGGACACAGTTATACACTTAGGTGATGTATTGTTTGGTGAAAACAAAGTAGAATGGTTAGAAGCAAACTTTGCAAAGTTACCTGGTAAGAAAAGACTTGTTCTTGGAAACCACGATAACGTAAAACATGTTGCTCCGTTCTTTAAGGACATACAGTTGTGGATTGAGTTACCTGGTGTTATTTGTACTCACACTCCATTACATGCAAGTACTCTTGAAGAAAGACATAGATGGGGTGATAACGGACCTGGAATAAATGCTCATGGACATATACATAGCAATCCTAGTCCAGATGGTCCTTACAAGTGTGTTTGTGTAGAACAAATTAATTTTACACCTATACACATTGATGAGGTTAGGAAAGGTTGACAGTATAGTGCTTTGGTGCTATACTGTTAATAATTAAAAATTAAGGTCCCTTCGTCTATCGGTTAGGACAGCGGGTTTTCATCTCGCAAAGAGGAGTTCGATTCTCCTAGGGACTACCAACTAAATATGTGTATGGAAGATCGTACAAAAGAAGAAATCATAAAAAATATTGAGTATATTATTGATCAATATGTTCAACCAGCAGTTGAACAACACGGAGGCTATATTAAGTTAGAAGACTTTGATGTAGAGTCAGGTAAAGTTTCTGTGTTACTTCAAGGTAGTTGTAGCGGATGTGCAAGTAGCACTATTACGCTAAAAATGGGTGTTGAGAATATGCTTAAACATTATGTACCTGAAGTAAATGCTGTAGAAGGCATGGACGATCCTAACTTCAACAATCCCTACTATTAATCAACTATGTGATAAATAGATGGACAAAGCAAATAGGCTCAATTTTTTTTTGAGCAAATTTTTTTTAGGTCGCAACTCGAAAAAAGGAAAAAAAGATGACGCAGTTAATATCCCCACAAAAATTTACAAACACAATTGGCCTTTTAAGGTCATTTTTTTTGGATAAAGGATTTTTAGAAGTCCACACCCAAAACAGACTCAGCATACTTGCCGCATGTGAAGATCCATTCAATGTAGCAACATATCAATACGCAGGCAAGACTTGGCCACTACCGCAAACAGGCCAGATGTGGCTCGAACATGAATTATTAAGTAGCCCCGATAGTAAGGGGTTTTTTTGTGTCTCCACTTCCTATAGACAGGAACCAAATGCAATCCCAGGTAGACATGATATAATATTTCCAATGTTTGAATTTGAAATGCCAGGTGACATAGATGATCTTAAAAAGATGGAGTATGAACTATGTGAATACTTAGAATTCAAAAAGCCTACTGAAAAAACTTATGCTGAATGGCAAAAGCATTACGAACTTGCAGAAGATTACGAAATGACTGCTGATGAAGAAACTAAAATGCACAAGGAGTTTGGTACAACAATGATTACAGACTTTCCAGAACTAACAAGTCCATTTTGGAATATGAGTAGAAATGCTGATGGCAAAACTGCTAAAAAGATCGATGTTATATTAGGTGGCATGGAAACTATTGGATCAGCAGAACGTTCGTGTGATGTTGATATGATGCGTGATACATTCCACAGTATTACAGACGGAGCATACTCAAAACTATTGTTTGAACTGTTTGGCAAAGAACGTGTAGAAGCAGAACTTGAAAAGTTTTTAGAGTTTGACTTCTTCCAAAGAGTGGGCGGAGGCATAGGTGTAACACGTATGATCCCTGCACTAGAAAATATCAATAAGATATAAGTTATAATCTAGGGTGGTGAAATAGGTAAACACGCACGATTGTTTCTCGTGTGACGAAAGTCTTGGAGGTTCGAATCCTTCCCCTAGAGCCAACTATTACCTAATAGATATACACTATTAGATTTTATATTTTTTCTGTGCTATAATAATTTAAATATAGCATAAGGAGAAGTCATGCCACCACGTAATCATAAGAATTGGTTAGCACAACCAAACGTAGAATCAATTAGCAGTTCAGCATATAACGATCCAGAAATATTTGTACAAGAGCAAGAACGTATCTTTTCAAAGGTATGGGTGCCTATGTGTCATATATCTGAAATGTATAACGAACTAGACTATAGAACAACTCAGATAGCAGGAGTTAATGTTATTGCATACAACACAGGCAATGGTGTTCGAGCATATCGTAACTATGGCAGTTGGGCACCTAGTGGTACGCTAGGAGCACCTATTGTAACTGTTGAACCACAACTACATTGTGAAGTAAAGCACGGAGGTATGGTATGGGTAACACTTGATCCTAATCCCTTACAGAGTGTAGAACAATGGACAGCAGGAGCATTTGATTGTATTAGTGATGCTATTGACACAGAAGAAATGGAAGTGTTCCATTACCACAAAGCAGTTATAGATACAAACTACAAACTGTGGCATGATACTAACAGTGAATTCTATCATGACTTCATGCACTACTTTAATAGAGTAAGTGGATTTAACGATGAATACTTTGCACGTAAAAATATACCTTTTGACAACGGACATGTAAATGTAAGTTCATTCACTGTCAACTACGAAGAGTATGAAGGCTTTGAAGATAGAGGCCAACTATCCTTTCCTAATCTACCACCCAACCAGTGGTACATGGTCGACCTATTCCCAGGCTTTAATTTTAACTTGCGTGGTAGTGCATATAGAAGTGACAGTGTTACTCCAATAGGTTGTAATAAAGTTCTTATAGAATTTAGAGGTTATGGACTACGCAAAGACACAGCAGAAGAAAGACGCACACGCATCAACCATCACAACAGCATATGGGGACCGTTTGGGCGTAACCTACATGAAGACTTAATTGGAGTAGCAGGACAAGGAACAACAATGCGTGAAGGCACAGAAGCACGTAACATATTGCATGGCAGACATGAGAATGGAACCATACACGATGAAGTTGGTATGCGCCATTACTATAGTGAATGGGGCAAGTATTTGGATATTGATCCTTACCAATCCTTCTCCTAAAGCCAACTAACAGATATAAGTAGTCGAGTGAAACCACTCGTGCATAAGCATGTGATAATAAGAGCGGAAGTACTTAATCCGCCCACAAACGAAAACACAGCAAGTAATCAAATACAAACTCTGATTGACCGCATAGGCATGAAAGTGCTTATGGGTCCTTTTGCCAAGTATGTAGAGATGAAAGGTAACAGAGGATTAACAGTTGCCGCAATAATAGAAACTAGTCATATTGTACTACACAGTTGGGATGAAACA